ATACTCTCCCCAAGATATATTCTCTAAGTCAGGTACAAATCCGAACTCTAAATCTCCTATCTTAAACCTGTGTTCAAACTTTTGCTTTCCAGAAAACAATTTATTGAAGTGGCTCACCATATCAGAAATATCAGACGCTTTGATTTTAATCACATCCTTTAGTTCTATGCCGCAGAATAATTCTTTCATTTTCTCAGCTATAAACTCCTCATCGTTTGAGTTCTCAGCTACCTTTCTAAACTCTTGGTAGTGCTTTAATGGAATCTCACTTAGTGATGTTGGTATAAGCAATTCTAACTTCATATTTTTATAACTTTTATTTATCCTTATTGTTATACATAACTGCTATGCTATAGGCTTCGTTTAAGAGCATTACATCTCTTCGCATTCTCATTGGGTTGTCAAATACTATTTTTACCCTTACACGCTTTCTATCGTGTATGTAGTCTTTAACTACGGCTATCATTTCCTCAACGGATGGCGTATGTTCCATAGCTATTGTTTAATCCTAAAGTTTCCATTTCGTGATACCTCAGTGCATCTATAATATGGTCGTTGCCTCCTGCGGGTTTATTTAATCTTACTCCTGTTCTATCCGTGTCCCAGCAGTAGCTTCTAAGTTCCTTGATTAGATTAATACTGTCTGACGTTACTAAATACTCTTGGCGTTGCATTACATCTATTCCGTAATTAATCGAGTCCTTACCCTTCGTAACGCCTTTAATCGTTATTCCTTGTCTGCGTATTTCTTCTATACTTTTAGGTTCAGCACTATCAGCATACACTACTACGTTTTTTTGTAGTTCTTTAGCGATGTCAGAGTTAAGCATACCTGTGCGATATACCTTCTCTCTTACTATTCTTTGTCCGTTGTATTGATATATTTCTACTATTGCAGTAGGGTCTACTGAATAACCAAAGTCTAATCCTATGCCAATTAATCGTGCCTCAATCGGAATAGTGTCGATTATCTTCCAATTATTAAACACTACTCCCTCTAAGCTACCTACTAAACCAAGTCCGTAAACGTTCCACCAATTCCTCCAATACTCAGATGTCTTCGCTTTCTCCTTGTTCTTTTCTATTTGGTCTATTATGGATTGGTCTAAGGCTTCGTTATCCTTGTAGGTTAGAATTATAAAATCTGAATCTGGTTCGTCTTTTAGTTCTGTGTGTACCCAAAACTCATTTGCAGGGTTAAAGTCTAAAAATACTTCTCTCTTCGTTCTAATCGATAACTCATTGTACGCTTCAAAAGTGACATTATTGCACTCGTTAATATATAGTATATCCCTACGAGCACCCCGTAGCTTAGAACTATCATCAGCCGAAAAGAATTCCATAACACTGCCATTCGCAAATTCATATCTTAAAAGTGATTTATTAAAGTTTGCATCTACATATCTATTAGTCCACCTCATAATCTTTAAGAAGTCTTTTAATGCACCTCTTCTTAAATGTGGTATTGTTTCAGCTACTATACTAATCTCAAGTCCTGATTGCCTTGCTGCTTTATCTATAAGAATGGGCAATATCCCAAATGTTTTTCCCGCCGAAGTTCCGCCTTGAATTATCTTAATCCGTTTTTTTAACGCAAGAATCTTTCGTATAGCAGTAGTTACTTTGAACATTATTGTATTTAAAAAATTGACTTTACTCCTTTTAACATATTTTCTTTACAAGGTATCATTTTTAAATTACTTATATCGCCAATTATAAATGGATTAATTTTATTTTTATATCCATACCATATAGATATTCTATGGTCTAAATGATAATCCTTGAATCCTCTTTTTTCAATATTTGGCAATGAATTTAAATCTTGTTTTTTTGTAATATTCCAAACTGTTTTTTTATATTCCTTCCAATCTGAATAATCCCTTGCAAATTTTTTATTTTTAATATTTGGTATTTTGCATATTTTAATTATTTCCGCCTTTTGATTATTTAAATATTTAAACATTTCTACAGACATATATTTGAATTTAATTTTATTCAATGCTCTGTCAGGATTAATACCTTGTAATATCAAATTATTATACTCTATTATTTCTTTCATCCTAAATTAATCTTCCAACTCTTCGTTATCTCCTTCTAAATCAAACAAGGGTTGTTCTATAATAGTAGTCTGTGTCTTCTCTACAAGGCTATTTAGACGCTGTGTGATAGATGGGTTATACATACCTGCCATACCTCCTTCGATTTGGTCTGAGCGCACTTCCCTGCGTATACGTGAACAGATAGTAGAAAAACGTTTATACCTTCCTTTTGAATTACTAAAATACATTCCTAAATCTTGAATTATTTCTTGGTCTGCACAGTAGTTTTCAAAGCCTTCTATCGTCAAAGGTCTTTCCTTTTCTCTATAAACCATCTCTGCGTCTTTACCTACAAAGTCTTTTACAATGAATGGGTTTTCTTTAGTCTTCTTCTTATAGCTTTGGAATAACTCCCATAGGTGTTCGGGGCTATGTATCTTATTAGGTCTTCCCATTTGTTTCGTGTTTTGTTAGTTCGGTGAATAATTATAACTTATAAATAGTTCGTAGTCTACCTCTTCCATATGGATTGTTTTAATCGTTTTATCATAAAATAATATATACTCAGCTTCAGCAATTGCCATAGTGAGTTTTAAACTATTCCATACTTGTCTATGGAGTTCTGGATTTATAACTACTAAATAATAGTTCACTATGCAGTCTTTAGTCTTCAGAGTTTTCGTCTTTATATTGTTTGTACACTTTCTTCAACTGATTGAGAATATCTCTCCAACAACTTGAGCAGCTTGTAGGTTCTTGTCTAACGTTTAACACTCTATTGTAAACTTTGAGTAGTTCGTGTTGGTCACTCGGTGCTATTTCAGCAGTATTCTTACCAAAGAAAGTATCTAATACATTGTATTCGTCTTCATTTAGGCAGCTAATCTTTCTGTAAGGAAATAACTTATTTAGCTTCTTCTTACGCTCATCGCATCCGCAGTCCTCTCCAGCGATAAACTTAACTAACTTCTTGATGCCTGTTTTCTCAAATACCTTTTCTAAAGTATCTCCTAACCCTTCAGCGACATCTTCTTTAATCTCGTTTACTAATTCTTGTGCTTCGTCTTTTACTATGTCTACAACTTCTTTAACTATCTTCGGCTGTCTACCCCTTCTTTTCTTTTCCATTTCCTAATTCTTTAATTAACAATTCTAAATGTACTATTCTTTCTAAAAAATGTTTACTCTCTAATAAATTTACATTCTCTTTCTGTAAGCTATTTGCATATCCTACATATGCAAGTTCCTTTTGGTTTTCTAAATACGCTTTTATCGTCTTCATTTATTATCTATTAAGTTCATATATCTTTCTTTTAGTTGGTCAAATTCTTTCTGTAGCTTTTCGTATTTCTGTAGCAACTTATAAAACTTATCTAACTGCTCAGTATAATTCCTGCGCAATTCTCCTAATGTTGTGTATGTGTTTTCAGATTCTTTCATAATCGCCATTCAAATAATCCTGATAGTCTTCTCCTACATTCTCAATCAAACGTTGCTTACAATGCTTTATAGTGTGAAATATAGACGTTACAGATATTTTAGTTAACGCAGATAACTCACGCATAGAATGATTGTTCTCTTTATATAACTTAAATAACATCGTATCGTACCAATGCCAGGAATCTATCTCCATATAAATCTTTAGTTCAATATCGTTTTTAGCTTTCTCCATTCCGCTAACGTCAATATCTTTTATGTCTAAAGCATCGTTTACAGTAACCTTTTCAATCTTAGATTTTTGCTTACAGTAGTCTACATAAATATTACGTAATACAAACCATATAAAGCCTTGATTTACTTGTCCGTCTTTTATTATCTTCTCTGGGTTCGTGTATTTGTAGATTCTTAAATACATCTCCTGCACTATATCTTCTGAGTATCGGTCTTCTCCAAAGGATTTAACTACCGATATAAAGTGCTTGTGGTGTTTTGCTACCGATGCTAACCACTCTGAACTATTTTCAGTTGTCTTCGTTTCTATACAATCGGCTAATAACATACACCCAAATTAAATCTATAACCTTATAAACATATTTCATTCTTCAGGATTTAGCCTTATAAAAGCCATACCATCATACATATAACTTAAAAACCAATCAGCAGTACGTCTTTTTATTCTGTACTTCCTGTGCATTTCGTCTTTTACTATCTTCCTACCCATATATCATAAATAAAGATGCTCAAAGCTAATAAATTTAATCCACCTATCGCTAAAAATATTACTGATAAATTAAAATATTCAAACTTAAATGCTAACATACTTAGTCCTAACATAAAAAATGCTTGAATCAAAAGGTATATAAATACTATTTCTCGTTCCATAATGTCTCGTAATAATTTTGTTTATGCAAAGATAGGTTTTCTTTTGATAAATGAGATGGCTTTAAATAAGACGTTTTAATCGTACTTCTTTCTATTGGATATACTTTGCTATTACTATTAGTAGAAAGTGTCTTAGAAACGAGTAAAACAAGTATTACGCTAAATATAACAAACATTGTAGCGTGATAGATTTTTAGTTCTGTTACTTTCATAGTTCTATACCTCCATCTCTACACATTTCCCATAACTTCTCTCGTGCTTCTTCAACTGCGTTATATGCATCGTCGGTTATATTGTCTTCGTATTTAAGTCTCCCTCTTAAATATTGGTCGAACTCGTGAAGCACTACGCTCATATCTACCGCCTTGTTTACAAGATTGTATTCGTGTGCGTCTTCTGGTAGGTTAAATTCTAATATTGCTTTCATATCAGTCTCTATTATTCCAATTGTTTAACACATCTATAATCTCTTCCCAATCAATTTGGTCTCTCATCTGTGCTTCAATTGCATCACATTCTTCCTCCGAGAAAACATAAGGATAGTAAATACCTGTAATGCCATTCCATTTCGCCCCTTGAATGCTTTCAAAGATAAACTCTGGTGTGTCAGTTGCTAAGTTGTATTTATAGCTATACTCGGCTTTAGCTGAGAATGCTTCTATCACTCCTTGTGAATAGACGATTTCTAATTCAAACTCTTTCTGAGTTCCTGTAAAGTTTTGGATTTCTACTTTCATAATTTTTCTGTTTTGTTGGTTCAAATATATATTTAATTTTTAAAGTCTTTTATTTTTTTCTTATATTTTTCTATGATCTCTTTTAATTCTTCTCGTGTGAACTTTCGTGTTTTCATCGCATCAATGCTTAAACGTTCAAATTCTTCATATCCTAACTTAACTAAAAGATTTTCACGGTAAGGTAAAAGATTGCCAGATAAAAACGAATTGCAATACTCACATTGTAAGTGTACATTGCGCTCATCAAACCTCACGTTGAAGTGTCCACCTGCTGAATAAAAATGCCCTGCGTTTCCTTTCTTAGGTGTTTTACCACAACTCACGCATAAATTACCCTCGTCTCTTAACCTGATATACTTGTTAAATACTTGCTGCGCTACTTTCATTAAATCTTGCACAGTAGTTAGTTCGTCTTTTAATATCTTCTTACGTTCTTTCCACGCTTTGCTTTTCTTCTGAGCAGTTTGTTCAATAGCACAGTTTAAACTACAGGTGCTTTGTGCAGTAGTGTATATCGGTGTAAATTCGTTTTTACATACTTTGCATTTTTTAGCTTTCATACGTCAAAGTCAAATATTGATACTTGGTTAACATCTTGTTTTCTTATTATTCCTAAAGCAGTTTCAAGTATCGTTTTTCCTGCTTCATAGTCAACCAGGTTACGAGCCATTTTTAAAACAGATTGTTTGCCTTCATATTTTGTAAAGTCGTAATTATGAAAATCACATAAACCTTTTAACTCTTGTTTTGCTGAACTGATTGCAAATCTTCTATCATTTAAATCATTCGGCAAATTAAAGTTGGTCCAGTACAAATGCCTTCCTCGTTTTTGTGCGTGTATTAATGGCTCATAGTATGGTATTACATTTTCAACTACAAATTTTCCGTGTTTATAATAATGTTGTAAAAATAATATCTCTTCATATAACTTCATATCCGGATAAACAGGTTCAGTTGTAGTATCGTAGTTTGAACTATTCCAATATCTTGCTCTTGAATGAGTGGGACAAGGCGGTGAACTCCAAATAAAATCAAACTCTTTGTAATGGTCTAATAAGTATTGGTGTGCATCCGTAACTATTACTGTGTCATTTGGGAATCTTTCTTGATATAATCTCGCAGCTTCAGCGTCAAGTTCTACGGCAGTTATTTCTAAGTTATTTGCTACCTCATCCCACTTGTATCGGTTACCTCCTAAACAAGCATATAAATTTAAAATCTTCATAATATTTCTTTTAATTCATTATTTTCTCGCTTCAATTTTAAATACTCTGTATGATACTGAGCAAGTCTTCTAATTAGCTGCTTGTTCTCATCTTCCATAGCACTTAAAGTATCTCTGGTTTCACTCATCCATATTTCGTATTTTTCTAAGGTTTCTATTAAATCCTTTCTGTGTTCGTGTTTCTCTCGTAAATCGTGTAGAGAAAGTCGGATGCTTCCTATAATCGCATTTAAGGAAGTCTTAGCGTGTATTACATCAAATAAGTTCATCTGTTTTGTTTTATAGTCCGCAATATCCAGAATCGCAATCTTGAAAGTCTTCATCAAATAAGTCTAATTGCAATCTGTGGTTTTTAATTTTTTCGTAAGTTATTCCGCTTTTAAAAGTACAGTTGTTTTTTTGTTCTTGCTCAATAAACCAATCAAATTGTTTACTTGCCTTCTCACTCATATACTTTAACATCAATTCGTTTCTATGAAAACATCCTACACAATTGTTTCGGTAAGCAAATCTTACAGGTTTATCTTCCCAATACTTTTCTATTTTATCTTTAAAAATTGCATCCTTAATTAAAGGAAATTCTACTTTTCTATATGGAAGTTCTTTCCATTTATTCCTTCCGTTTTTTTCTCCTACCTTAAACTTAAAACTTTCTATTCCATCTACCGCTCTTTCAATCATAGTTTTTGCTCGGCTCATTTCATTTGCTCTAAATCCAATTCGCATTTCTAAAGGAAGTTCAATATTTTCATAACACCATTGAGCAATAGGTTTAACTTTCATATCTACCGTACAGTATCTTGTCATTTGATTAGGTAAATAATTTTTACCATTTGCCATCTTATAACTCGCTATTACCTCATCAAAAGTGGTATCACTTAACCATACTATTTCTTTGCCTATAAACTGTTCTAAATCAAGTATTGTATAGATAATAGTATCTTCTTCTAAAGTTCCTATAAAATCGTGTCCTATCTTGTCGCTTACAATTTGACGTATTTTAGCATCGGGAAATAAACATTTTTTATCGTTTGTTCTTACTAAAGCAAATATGTTAAAATCAGCTGGATAATTGGCTGCTATGTAACTCGATGTCTTACCACCGCTTATACTGTTTACTGTCTTCATATTAAAAAGGGAGTTTATCGTCAAAGTTACTATTATGTTCTAATGCTCTGTAAAAAGATTGCGTTTCATTATTCATTATATTATTTCGTCTTTTTATAGGGTCAATGCCACCAATCTTAAATCCTAATCCACTATTAAAATCAAATAATAAAGGCATACCTAACTCAGTACATTGACCACCTGTATCTCTATCTTTAATTTTTTCTATGTCTATCATTGTAGAATATTTCATTGTAGGATGCTTAACTAACCTGTGAATGATTAACATATCGTCACATCGATTTAAGAAAGGTTTACCGCCTTCTATGTGCGCTTTAAGTGGTGGTTTTAAATGTCCTTTCCATTCAGGAAAATCATCTCCGTATAACATACCGCTTCTACCACTTTCGGAGTTAGGATGTGTTGATACATACAAAGTCTTTCCAGATTGATTGCAGAATTGTCTTGTAGTATTTAAAAATTCATAGTTATCTGAATGCTGCATTCCTCTATCTAATCCTGTAAATGGGTCAATAAATCCTATATCTGCATCTGTAGAACCAATTATATCTAAAACTTCTTTTGGCTTGTATAGTTTTTCATTGCTTAAGAATTTAAAATAGTATTCAATAAATGATTCGTGTTTGCGTATCTCATCATAAGTTAAATCCTTAAAATGTTTACCTGAATACATTTGTATTAAATCACGCATTACTTGTCCGCTTGAATTCTCACCCATCCAAACAACTGTTTTTAAATCGTGGTTAGTAGCCAATGCAAGAAAGTACCATTCCATCCAATAAGATTTACCTACGTTGTCGTGTCCTAAAACTATATTTAGCTGCTTACGTTTAAATCTAATGTAGTCATCTAATACACATCCTATACCCAACCCTTGAGATATCTTACCGCTCTTATAATCGTTTAGATATTTTGTGCTATGTCCTGTTGATAGTATCATTTGTTTAGTTCCATTTGTTTTAAAACGTGTTCGTATCTTATTTGCTCTTCAGATTTAGCTATCTGTTTAGGTTGTTTAGGTAAATATGAAATTGTATTACTTAAAGTAGACTTCCAATTTACAATTTTAATCAATTTACCATTCTTCTCCTTACACCAATTATTAACTAACCAACTTTGATGTTTAAGTTTTAACGCTTCTATGGATACATCTTCAACTAAAGACAAACCATAAGAAACAAACTCTTCTATACTTGGTATAATATTCTTTTCATTCTTTTCATTCTTTACATTCTTTACATTCTTGTTTGTTGTTATCTCCTTGTTATCTCCTTGTTGTCTGTTTGTTGTTTGCTTGTTGTCTCCTTGTTGCTCACTTTGATAACTATCGTAATTACAGACAGTTAGCCGTGTTGTTTTTCGTAGTCCTTCCGTGTTAATCATTTCATCTTTTTCAAGTAATTTTAAAAATGTTCTGAGTTTCTGAATTGTCCAATCCTTACCTAAAATGCTTACCCAAGTAGATAAACTATTTATACTTTGTCCTCTTTTACATTCTATTAATTCTCCTTCAATAATAACCTTTGTAGATTGATGATTAACCTCTGAAATAATTACAACCCAAGCCTTAAAATAATTAGCATTTTTAAAAACCCAATGGTTTCTAATTTGTCTATGTAACTTAATCCATCCGCTCATAGCTTAATTAATTGAATGTGGTTAATATTAACTAACAGTCTGTAATCACCTTCTAAGCCCATTGATTTATTTCTGTTTCTTACTTCTTGATTGTATTCAACTAATTCAATCCAATCTCCTTTTCTTTCTTTGTTTAAAATCTCATCATAAGATTCCTCTACATTAAGAACACCATTTGTTAAAACAATTTTTGCCATAATAATAATTTATTAAATAACAAACCCCGATAAATCCGTAGGAGTCTCACGTCTACTTCATTATCAGGGTTTAATAACTTCTTTAGGTTAACTATGTTTGAGACTCTAACCTTGCAGCAAATATAATTAAATTTATTTACATACTAAAAAGGTAAACCAGAACTTTCATTATTAATCTTATCCGTAGCATTCTCCATCTTTTTAAATGGTTCTTGAATCTTACCCGAAAAGAACTTACCTGCTTTTCCATCCTTTACCCATAGACTAATTTCTAATTCTCTTCCGTCTACGTTTATAGTCCCTCTGTAATCAGGATGCTTCTCGTTTTCTTTCTTGTTATTCTTAAAAATAACTGCCGTGTTCGTGTTGTCGTAACTCATTTTACTTTTGTTTTTGATTATTAAATTATTTAGTATAACATTCTCCGTTTATAGGTTCTGCGTCTCCATTTGCTGTACTCCATTCTCCGTTATATTGTACTTTGGAGCAATCGTTTATTAGTACGTATGTTCCAAAGTAGAAACCAGGTTTACCTGTTTGTGCATCTCCTACTACATAAAACTTATTATGCTCCATTACTCTATCACAATCACAATCTAAAGTATTGTTGTTGTTAGGTTGTGGATTGTCTTTCTCGCAAGATAATAGCAATATAACTGCTATTGATAAAATCATTTTTTTCATTTTTACTTTGTTTTTATTTGTTATTAAATTCTTGTTTTAGTCTTTCAATATAAAGCGTTGCATCCATTAATTCCTCTTGAAAATGTTTTAGCCATTCTAACGTACTTAAATCTTCTCTGTTAAGTGTTACTCCATATTTATCTATTCCACGCTCTGAGCGTCTTTTAAATGCGCTTAAAACGGATTCTACAATTGTATCTTTCATAATATACTTTTTAATTGTTCGTAATAGTTTCTACAAAGTTCTACTTTCTCTTTAATCTGTTCGATAGCTTGTTCGTCTCTTTCTACGATAAATCTTTTAATTCGTAGGTTGTTAGGAATGTGGTCAAACGTGTGTTGAGATTGTACCGCTTCACGCAAATCTAAATCCTCATCTATTAATCCTGCTTTCCAATGCGCTCTTCGTACCTCATCTTCTACGATTTGATGCGGAGTGTTCATTAAGCAGTAAATTAACTCAGCTTTATCTAATCCTGTAAGAAACATATATCCTTGCATTTGCCAAAAATAATCTTTATTCTTTAACTCAGTATCGAATAACGGAAAAGTTGAACCATCCCAAGAGCATTTAATATCAGCAAGTAGGTACTTTGTAATTACATCGGGTTCTCCTGTGAGCCATTCGTTATTATATCGTTCCGTGTTTTTAACTACAAAATCCCATCCTAATACTTGACCTGCAAACTCTATCGCCTCGTCTTCCATCTGTAAACCTTTATCCGTGTATCTACTCCAAAACTCTTTAGCTATTCCCAACTCCTTTTCTTTAAAGTAATCTTGAATATAAGTCTTTGCCGTTTCAGATAGAACCTCCCCCTTTGTTCTGGGAGAAGTCATTATCTTACCTATTGCGCTACATCTGATTTTCATTACCATAACCATTTTAAAAATTTACGAATAACACCTAACTCAACTTTAGAATTCTCTACATATTTAATATCCTTAACAATTTTTTTATTAAAAATACTATCTAAATAATCTATGGATATGTAGATTTTCTTTGAACCATTTTTTAAGGCTTCGTGTTTTAGTACACCTTTCTTTTTTGAAGCCAAACGTACAATAGAACGAATAGTGCTTTCAGATTTTCCGTAGTGAGATATTGCTTCGGCTATGCTCAAATAATTTGAAAAATCATCATTAAATTTTTCTAACTGTGTTTTTATAACTTTTGTAGATTTTGACAATTGTTTTTGTGGTGCATTAATCAATCTATCTTTATTATTTTCTCTTTGTTCTTTATATTTTTGATTATGTTTTTCAATCATTTTTTTAACTAATATCATTGAAACAGGAATTTTTTTATTCCATTCATATTGTCCGTGTTCAATTTTATGAACCACTCCAGAATTAATTAATATTGTTGTAATTTGAGTTCCTACTGAATATTCTTTACAAATATCTGCAAGTACAATATATTCTCTTTTATCATCTATTCTTGATTTTAATTCCAATAAAAAATTATAATATTTATTATAGGTAGCTTTACTTCTAATTTTCATAACAACATCATTGCCTTAGTTTGTAACTCAGTTAATTCATATCCTTTCAAAGCATTCTTAAATTGCTCAGTAGTTAACTCTCCGTTTGATACTTTAGTAAGTCCTGATTCAAAACGTTCCTGAGGGAATAACTTGCTTACTGCTTCTCGTGCCGTGTTTCCATCGTCATCCACCGCTTGTAAACTTAAAAGCGTCTGTAAACTTCCTCTTCGGTAGTAAGTAATCGAAGCAATTAATTTCTGTGGGTCGGTAATCATTGGAAGAACTAAGCTGCTTTCTATCTTATCTCCGTTTTCTATGTCTATTATCTGAGTACATACCTTGCCGTCTAAGATGGGTTGTAAGAGTATTAAACCGTGTTTTAATAGGATTGGTTCAGTAGCTTCTAAAATAGCGTTTAAATCAGCGTATTTTGATTTAAAGAAAGGATTGTTAGAACCTTTAGTAACTTTGCCTATCTCTTGCTTTGCTTTCCATAGCTTAGTGTAGATAGTTTCGCTTTTCGGTAGAACGTCTACCACTTCTTCTTTTTTCATAGTTATTCTGTTTTTAATTGTTTACAAATATAGTATTTATTAACTTATAGCATACCTTCAGTAGCTAATTTTTTTTTAATCAATCGTTCTAAATAAATTAAAGAGTTCTTTTCGTTCTCGCTTGAATCGTTTGAGTAAGGTACGCTTAAATCAATGCAGTTCATTATCTTATCAATCTTTTCTTTTAGCACATAATCAAATCCGTTATTTGCTTGTCTAACTACTTTTAAAGCGTGAATAACTGTGCTATGGTCTTTATCAAAGAACTTACCTGCTTTGCTCAGGTGCATATTTTCTATTGCTAACCAAACCATACCTAACTGCCTCCATTGCATTACTTCTCGTTTGCGTGATACTTGTCTAAGATACTCCAGAGAGAAAGGACAAGCTATTAGGAAATCCTCAAAAACGAATCTTGTATTTTTAGGAAATGATTTCTTTGTATCTGTAATTGATTGTATGTTATAATTCATCTTACTTATTTTAATCTTCTAAGATACTCCAGAGAAAATGGACAAGCTATTAGAAAATCCTCAAACACGAATCTTGTATTCTTAGGGAATGATTTCTTTGTGTCTGTAATTGATTGTATGTTATAATTCATATCTCGTTTATATCTGTTATTAAACCTTTCCATAATTGGAATTTATCTTTAGCATCTGACTGAGTGTGTGCGCTTACAATTAAGTAACGTTCTTCCCAAGTCTTTAGCTTTACCTTGTATGTTATCTTAAATCTTTTCATAGCTTTTTATTTCTGAAATTCTGTTTACTAATTGAGCGTTGTAGTTATCCCAATATCTTTTTAAGTCTCCGTGTCTTACTCCGTTGTTAGGGATGAACTCGTTTTCTAATGTAGTAGGCTTTACGTGTTGGTTAAATGCCTCTGTTACTTTCTTAAATACGTTACGTGTTTTCATAATGACAATATTAGTTTGTGGTACTCTTTAATTAAATTATCTAATCTGTTTAATGTTTCTTCTGAATAAACATCTATGTTTTCTTGTCGCTCAATTTCCAATTGCTCAACGTACTTTATTAATTCCTCTTTCATATCTCATCAAGGCTTTTAAGTTTATCAATCACTATATGGTAGCTTCTCCATAATCTACCTAATCCACGTTGGCAGGTATCAATAACATTCTCTGAATGCTCGTGAAAGTTGTTAGGAATAGCTATCTCTGCATTATACCGTAGCATATTATCTATTCGGTTCTGCATTCCTTCGCATAAGTAAAGCAATTCATTTGCTTTTGCGTGAAGTTCTAAGGCTTCTTTAATCTGTTTTTTCATCTGTTTTGTATTATTGTTTCGACAAATATAATGCGATTGTTTATAACTACCAAACTTTTTAACAATTATTTTTACTTTTTTTTTAATTTATTTTTGAAAGCCTTATAAACAAAGGGATGTAGGATGTAAAAAAAACAAAGGGAGAACATCTCTGAACTCCCTTTCTTACCTAAACAAAACAGATTAACTTTACGAAAAAAGTTTTACTAAGGTACGCTATTTTATGTTATTACGAAGTTTAAATTGTAAATAACCAATATAAGTTTTGTTATTAATAGTAAACTTCTTATTGCAAATCTTTCTATCTGAGCATTGCATTCTGTGTTGAATAGTTCCTGCCGCAGTTGTGTACATACTTTTATAGTGTGGCAATTTACCACAGTTAGGACATTCAAACTTCTCTCCACCTCTCAATACCGCATAGTTTACTTTTTGCTTTGTATATGGTTCTAATTTGTGGTAAACCTTTTCAAGTACAATAACATCCATATCACAATACTCTACCATTCGTTTTAAAGCATCAGCATCTTTATTAAAAATAATAGCTTTCCACATATCCATACCTTCGTGCTTCAGCTTCGCACCAACTCCGAGAAATTTAGCAATATAATCTAACTTGTTTGAATTAAAATTAAACTGACTTTTTTTATATCGAATCTATCTCCATTATGCGCTACTATTTCATCTGCTTGATTTAATATTTTAACAAAATCTTTTAAAAGTTTTTTATCGCATTGGTTTTTATCCCAGGTTAAATTATGAACCTCATCTTTACCCTCCCACTTCCAACTAACGCAAATTATAGCACGTTCTTTTATAATGTCATCCGGTTGTATTGTTAGGTTGTAACCACTTCTCCAAAATATACCAATATTAAATGATGTTTCTATGTCAAAAAATAGACGTTTTCTCATAATAAGTTTGAATAAAAAAACCGATGTTACTCGGTTCTATTTGCGTTTGTAAGGTATATAGGTAGATTTACCGCCTTTCTTTATCATTCGTAATACTTGCTTACGATTACGACCTTCTCGGTAGGAAATATGAAACCAAGCTGCCTCAGTATCATTTCCTGCTTCATAAATTAATTGGTCAAAAGTAACGTTATCTATAATCCACTCAAATAAATCTCTATCGTGTAAATCTAAGTCTATTGCTTCGCCTAAACTATGCTGAGATGTTAGAGCCCCTCCAATGCGTTTATTTACGGCAGGAGAACGATAACCACTATTCACTCTAATTGGCTTCCCTAAATGCTCTCTAATAGGCTCAAAACAATTCTCAGCTAATGCCATAGCTTTAGCAAGTTGCCCAGAATTCATTGAGTTGCTTATTCCGTAGTTTGTAGCAGCATCTGAACGCTCAAATTCTGCTCTACTTAAATGCTTACTTAATTGCATATTACTATTAGGTAAGTTACTCTTTAGTAAGTTGTGATAGTGTAGCAGTTACTCCACCGATTGCTAACAAATATCCACTTGCCGTAATTAATGCTGCGGGTAAAGCTACAGGTGCTGCGATTATAGCTGCTCCTACTGCTCCTGCAATGATTCCTACTCTTTGTACTTTCTTCCAAAACTTTGGCGTTTTAGATAGCCATCTTTCTTTTAGTTCCATATTTTAATTTTAGTTTATCAGGAAGTATAGCGAAGAGTTGAACGTGGTTAGGTTCGTGTTTAGATGCACTAACCGATTTAGAAGTCGTTAAGCAATTGTATAGCTTTTCTTCAACGTCTGATAGTCTACCATTCATCCACCATAAACAAACACAAAGTAATCCTGTTACTCCGTGTTTCTTTACCGATTCAATTATCGTTATAGGTTCCATAGTGGCAAAGATAGTAAATTAATTTAATTTACAGGTGGAAATGGAGGAAAAGGTTTAGGATTATAAGCAATTAAATCCAAATCTTTAACCCATAAGAAAGTCTGATTATTGCAGAAGTTCATCTCCTCAGTTGAGATTATCCAATTGTCATCCGCATCTTGAATAGGATTGAAGTAGCTATCCTCAGTGTATTGCTGACCTACTAATTGATTTTTCTGCACCTGTGTAAGCAGTCCTACATAGTTAGGATATTCTGCTTGTGTTGTGTCTGTTAGTTTCATAGTTTATACGTTTCTGCTTAATGCAGTTTGATATGTTTGTACTCGTGTATAGAAATTTGCTGCATCGGTGTCTGATAAACCCGTACCAACTGATGCAAATGCACATTCTTTACTGCCATATGTTCCATCACCAGTAAACAATTTTATATTTCCAGTTGAACCTCCAAATGATGTCTGTGTAGTGCTACCCGTAACTATAGAAGAACCATTTCTGAATAATTTAGTTGTACTGCTTGAATTTGCAGCACCTAAATAGAATCCATTGCCATTTGCATTTGCAACATTTGGAGAGTAAGTCCCATCTACAATGTAATATGCTTTTCCATTTGGAGTATATTTAGCAATTATACCCAATTGATTTGTGGCAGCAGTTCCATAAATATCATAACCACTTGAATTGTCAGTTCTTGAATAGAATGAAATATGATTATTTTGTGGTGTTAATGTACTAACTGAAGTTGCAAGAATATAATTTAAATCACCTAATCCATTCACTCCATTTGGCAAAACTCCCGTACTGCTATGTGTAAGACCACCCGACCAAGTGATTTGGTTAGCTGCCGTATTCTTTAAATTATAAGAGTGAGCTGTTGCAGTACCTCCTACCATTGGATAGATTGCAGCCATCTTAGTCCATAAACTATCTGCTTTCAATCCTATTACAAGATTGTTAACCGCAGTTGCTTGTGTAGTATCTGTAATTACCGCAGCATTTAAGAATGCTTGTGCATCTGAATCTGATACGATAGGCACACCCACTTGTCTTCCTAAAGTTGTTTGAAAAGTCTGTACCGCAGTGTAGAAGTTAGATGCTTCGGTGTCATTTAATCCATCTCCTATTGATGCTAAAGCACACTCCCTTACTGAATATTGATTACCTCCACCAATATTTCTGGCTCCTAAATATAAAGCAGCATTTGCAGAAGTAGTAATTGTAGTTGTATTTGTGCTTCCTAATTGACTTCCGTTTCTATATAACTTTTGAACATTATTTGCAGTCCTTGTATTTATAAATAATGAAGTTGTTGGGTCAATAGCAAAATTTAAAAAAGTGTTTCCATTCCATTGTGTACTACGTTCTAAAGTTAAATAAGCACTACCAGAACCTCCTCCCATATTGGCTGAATCAGTTAAATTTTGAGTTCTTGAATAGTAAGAAATATGATTACTATTAAAAGATGCTAAAACTGTACTTGCGTTTAATTTAGTATCAGCAAAAGCATTAGTACCATTAGGCAATGCTCCCGTACTTGAATGAGTCCACCCACCATTAAATACCAATCTATAAGCAGCATCAGTATCTTGCGCATCCATAAAATTAAATTTATGTTTTGCCGCAGTACCACCTACCATTGGATACAATGCCTTCATCTTAGAAGTCAGTCCATAGGTAGTTAAGTCACTCTCAAGTGTATTCAACGCACCTAAGATAGTCAAGTCTGTTTCTCCCGTAGCAGCTATCCACGCAGTTGTTAGTGTGCCGTAACTTGTGCCCTTTTTACTCGCTAATCCTAATAATCCGTAGTACATTATGCCTCAGTTAAAGATGCTATAACATCAAATTTAGTATCTGTAGAATTGTAGATACATCCTACATAAGTCGTTTTGCTAATAGTTGTAGTAGTTGGTAAAGTAACACCTACCGCTCTAAAATTAGCACCGAATGTAATTGCTCTTGCAGTTCCGTTGTCTTTGATTCTAAATATCAATGCCTGTCCTTCAGCGAAAGTTCCTGTAGGGTTAGCTAAAGTAAGTCCCGCAGCTTGTGCAGTAATCTTAACTAAATCATTCAAAGACGTAGCCGTAACCGTAGCTGCACTCACAACAGACTGAACTCGTGGATTAATTATATCCGCACCTGTAACGCTCTTAGTAACATACGATGCACCTGATACCTCAGATATAACCATTAAATCCGTAGTCGCAAGTGCTGCGCCTTTAGCCGTTAGTTCACTTATTTTCTTCTCTGCCATTTTGTATTTTTTATCGTTCTAATAATGTTTCGCCAGAATAAGAAGCATCGTATATCGCTCCAAATCCTCCGCTATTAAATAATGTCTCATCTATAAGAAAGTCTCCCGATTGTGTAACAAAGAAATCAGAATTCTCAGCAAGTAAATTAGTAGTCTCTAAACCACCGCTACTTCCATCTGCTCCCCAACTAATCGTGTTAAGAACGCCTTGTCCCCATCCTATTGTGTTCGCCATCTTTCTCTACTTTCTTTAAGTATAACTTTAACTTTTGTATATTGTTTTCTTTTACCTTGTACTTCTTCATAAATACCACCCATTTAAGTTATTCTCTCCTCTTGGGTACATATCACCATTTGAATTAGAATTATACTCTGGGAAAGATGCCGTGTTAAAACACATATAATCTACAAATCTTTGTGTGTAGTGTTGTGCTATTTGTCTTTGCTTTTCGATTAAGAAATCTACTTCGTTTTTTTCTACTGTAGTAGCGTTCTCTGAATCGTGTTTATATACTCCTTTGTTAGCAATCGTATAAGCTGCAAAAGGTAAATACTCTACCATTGCCCAATGAATCAACATAGGCTTTACATAGTCTACTAAAAGGTCTAAATAAGGATTAGCTAAAGTATCTGCTATTATATCAGCTTTGATTCTATTTAACAAGTCTGTACCTAACATAGTTTGTATGTGTACGTCCTGTGCTATTTTGATAAACTGAATAAATTTATCTGTATCTACATTACCATTTACCGCAGTAAATTTAACTAAGTCTGTTCTCGATATTAAAAGTGCTTCCGCCATTATTTTCCGTAATTAGGGTGATGTCCGTTGTTAGGCATATCTATAGGTGCTACTTTGCTTTGTGCGTTGCCTGTAGGTCGTGGTTGGTATGATTTAGGTATTGAATTAACCTCGTTAGAAGAACTCAAAGACTTATCCTCTACATATCCTTTACCATCTTTTTTAGTCTTTAGTTTATAAAGAACCTCATTCCAATAGTGAGAACAATTAACTCCACCTTTGAATTTGAACAAGTCGTAAGGTTGCCCCTTATGTCCTAATTGCTCATTTACTCCTGCTCTACTTGCTTTGTCAATGTCTTCTAAACGATATACTACTCCGTTTGCAGTTCGTGCCATCATTTTAACACAGAATTCTCGTGAGTTAGCTTTATTGTATCGCTCTGAATATTCGTATCTAACCTTATAAACTGATTTGTCTAAGTTAGATTCTCTACTCGGCTCTGATTTAATTACAGATGCTAAACGTGCTAATACGCTTTTCTTTGGATTTAACGCATTATTTACCCACTCTTCAGTACTTGTATTGCCTTCCTTTACTTCACGCTCTGTAACACGCTCCCATTCGTCTCCTAAGACTTCTCCTGCTAAGTCGTTTAATAAAACTTCTAACTCTTCATCCGTAGCCTCTGAACTTAACTGAGTTCCTGTTTCTTCTGCTACTTGCTCTTCGGTTTGTGCATTCTCTAAATCTGTAAATTCAAGTGGTTTAAGAGTTCTAAAGAATAGGTTAAGACTGATTCCGTTAACTGCTAAGATTCTATCAATAGCACTAAGCAATACTTCTTGTTTTGGTCTTACAACTAAGTTATCAAATAACACAAAGCTGTTTTGTAACTCATCCGCATTTGAACTAAATCCATTTGAAGAAGCAATACCAAAAAGAAGTGGTGATGTAACGTTATGCGATAACATAATCTTACGCATACATTCCTCACTCAACTGATTGTATAAATCGGGTGCATTGTCTACAGGTATAGAATCTATTGTAGTTTTACTTTCAGCGTTGTTATTAAATGCTACGATTACTCTTTGTCCATTTGCGCCTGTAAGTTTAGACATAACCTTAGAAGAGATAATATCTTGCTCCTCTGGTGTTGGTTGTCCATTATTGAAGTTCACTACCGTGCGTGAACTAAAAGAAGATTGAACCTCAGAAATTAAATAGCTTGATATCTCCTCCTCTAATACTGCGTATGGGATGCCACCTTGATAATCTACATAGCTAAAATATTTCATCCCTACCGAATAAGGTTGAATGAACATTATTTCTACTTGCTCATTACCGAATCCAAATGCAGGAATTCTCTTAGGTGCATAGTTTCTTAAATCTTCCCAATTATCCGAATAATAATAGGCTTCTATTTGTCCGTCTTTATTACACTTCTCAGGTGCTAAAAGATGCACAGGTATATGATAAGCCTTTAATACTTTGCTTCTATCCTTAGAATAATGTACTTGAAACGCTGCTTGTCCCAACATCTCAAAATCTAATACTACTTTACGCATATCGTCTGCGTTAATCATAGACATCATTTGAGCGTACTCATTAGGCTTTCTCGAAGCATCTACTGCGCTTAAACCTTTGCCATATACCAAACGGCTAATATTATTTATAATAGCGTTATTAGTAGTAGAGTTTTTATATCTATCAATTAAGAACTGATAGTAAGAGTTATTTTCTCCATACGTTACCCACTCATTCTTCTTTGATTCCTCAATGACAGGTGCTTCGTATTTTGCTAAGTTTAATATGTGTAGATTACTCATAAATTATAAAATCGTTTGTTGTGGTAGAAGATGTATACTGCCCGTTGTTAACGCTGAAAGATACTATAGGCTGATTAGTACAGAATACTTTATCCTTAAATACTATATCACTTCCGTTTTTTAATACCAACATATAGAAATGATTTTCAACTAAATCAAATATAGCTTCTATAGTGTGGTAATATTCTCCTACTACAGAATCCAATATTTCTACTTCAGCTGTATCATTTGTTTGCTCATCAGTTAACTCCAAAGTATCATAGCTTTCCTCTCGTGGAATGAAGCTAATAATTTGGCTAAGTTCTGATACATTTAATACTATCATACTATAATAACTTAAAGCACATCAAATTGTTTTTAAAAAGAAAAGGGTAACCGAAGCTACCCTAATCCAACTATTATGAAAGAAAAACTATACGGTTACAATAGTGGCACCAGAAAGAACTGTTTCAAGCCCTGCCTCAGTTGAACAATCCAAGAAGTTTGCAGGGATGTTCTCCATTCCTGTGAACGTCAAAGTGTATCCAGAGAAATCTCCAAGCGCAGTCCCGTTAGAGATAGTTCCCGCAGTTACATCCATTCCTCTCTCTACACCTGCAAGAAAGAACTGATTGTTACGATTTCTTACGATAATGTGAGGTCTTCCGTAAGCAAGTAACTTAACCATTTTATGGGTAGCTACATCTTGCTTTTTTAAGTTAGCAACTAAAACCTGCTCTACAAAAGTAGTTCCGTTGTCTCTTGAAGAGTTTATCGTTTGCTCAAAAGAGTTAGTTCCTTTAAGTTCGAATTTATACACGGATGTTACGCCGTTAATGTCATCAATGACATCTGTGTTGGTAACGTTATACGTTAAATCTTCTGGGTAAGAATAATCCCCATAGTTGATAATGTAGATAGCATCTAAACCACCTACCGCATCTTTACAAGGCTCTATTCTTCCGTTTGCAATATCACAGCTCATTTGTTAAAATTTTAAATGTTATAAAAAAAGGGAGGGAAGAAAAACCGCCCTCCCCGATTATTTAATTAGTTAATATTAGTTAGCAGAGTTAGTGATTCCGTAAGTAACTAAATCTCCTGCAAATCCGTATTTCGCATCAGCAGTAAATCGCATAATTACACGTACATTTTGAGAACCATCTAATTCACTCATATCCAAAACCTTAACCTCGTTCATATCATTTAACAATCCTGTAGCGAAGTGTAGGTTAGAAGACTGAGCCAAAAGTCCTGTATTATCAGCCATTCCGTTAGCCATAAAGATTGGAATACCATCGAATGAAAGTGAACCGTTAGTGTACCATTGTGTACCTTGTGCGTTAACACCATTAGCACCTAAACCTGATGCAGCAAACCCACCCAAACCATACAAACGTGCAGGACAAGCATCTACGATTTTTCCAATTTCAGCGATAACATCACTTGCATCTACTGTAGTACCTGCTACTTCTTGTGCAGCTGGTAAATCAGCATCTGTAGTAAGTTGCGTCATAATACCTGCAAACTGACCTGCCGTAGCGTTAACTCCTGTCCAAATTGTTGATTCCATAGAAGAAGCAACTTTCTCAGCTACGTGAGCAATAAGGAAGTCAGCGAAAGACTTAGGAAGAACATCGAATGCTCCGTAACCCATCTCTGCCGCCTGCCAAGTTTGGTGAAAGTCTTTTTTACAAAGTTGTAGGTTAACTTGGAACTCTTCAGGATTCAATACCTTTTCAGTCAAAGTAATAGTTGAAGTAGCATCGAAGTCACAAGTAGCGTTCTTAACGATTCCGTCAGTAGCTACTTTTTGAATAACTTGCTTGTACTTAACATTTGGATGGATAGTTAATCCACCTTGCTCTAAAGTTGGAGCAGATAACAAAGCCGCAGCTATGTATTTACCAGCATATTCGCCAGCATAACTTGTAGTGATTGATGTTGTAGTTGCCATCTTTTTTTTAAATTATTAGTTTATTATTTATTTATTTAATTTTTCAAGGATAGAATCCATTGTTGTTTTTGCTCTTTTAGAAGCATATTTAAATCCTTCTACTTTATTTACATTCTCAGGATTGAAAGTGATAGGAGATACTTCCTCTAATTCAACCTTATTCTCTTCAATAGTTTCTTCAGTAGCAACTTCTGCAGTAGGCTCAACTTTTGAAAACATTTCTAATTTAGCTTTCAACTCTTCGTTTTCGATTTTAAGTGCTTCCATTTCTGAGAAGAACGTTTCTTTAACGATAGATTCAACCGTCTTTTTAATGTCTCTCGGTGCTTCAGCTTCTGCTTCAACTTCTACCTCTGATTCTGCTTCTGGCTCTTCCATCGGCATTTCCTCTTCAGCAACTGCGTCTTTAATTTCAGAAATAATACCTTCCTCAACTACTGCCAAAATTCGAGAATCTTCCAATTCATACTCTCCAATTGGCAAAGCAATTTTTTGGTCTTCAGCAACTATAAAAACTTCTGCTCCTGCTTCAAACACTTCAGCTTCCAATACCGTTACTCCGTCTGAAAGTTTCATAGTACCTAATTTAACTTCCATCCCGAGAAGTTCTTTAATTTGATTGATTACGTTCTTTTTCATATTTAACATTTATAACTTAATAACTTTCGTGTTTTTATTCTGTTGTATTTTTAATTAATCTGTCTTACCGTATTCGTGTTTACCACGTTACTTGCAACTTGATTTACCGTACTACCAACTCCTTGATTTTGCAATTCGCCTGTGCAGCATTTTGCCTTGTACGTTCCGTCTTCACATAGGCATCCTCTTTTACCGCCTTTAGGACTTGTCTTACTTACTGTTTTTTGTTTTGCCATAATTTTAATTTATTAATATTTTACCTATTTGATTTGTAAACTTTTCAAACTGATGAAAAGATATCGTTGAATCCATTTCTGTCTTAACGTAGTCACATCCTATAAATGCTATAAATTGCCCATCTGAAAAATAAGGTGCTATTACAATACCTTTAACCCCTTGATTTAACAATGTTAATCTTGTAGTCTCTTCTTGTATATCCTCCACTTTGCTATAACACATCTTCTTTAGCATAACATCTTGAAGGAATACAGGATATAAACTAACAGGTATATTTTGCAGCCAATAACATTCTGGACTTACTCCTTTATTACACACCTCAAAGCTATTAGACATATGGTTCTTGTGGCTTCCGTCATAATATTTAATAGTGTTATGAAACTGAAATATATACGCTCTGTCAGCTTTGAATTCAATCATTAAATCATTTAACATCTGTTGAATTAGAACGTTGTTATTTATAGCCTTGTTGAAAGATATCTCCGTTTTTTTATATTTCATTTTAGTCTCTACAACTTGAGTAACTAAAGACTTGTAGTAATATAGAATAAATGCTATCAATAGAATAACTAAAACAATGGTACGTGTTCTTCTTAATTCGGACAATATTGCCTTTAAATGTTCCATTATTTAATTTCAGTTATTATAAAGTTCATTTGATCTACGGTGATATTTCTTGCGCCCGAAGTATTTCTGCAATGTATCTCTAAATAATCCCCAAGAATATGGGATACAACACACGAGAAAGAAACGTTTTCTGCCCTTCCCGAAGCATTAGATGTAGCCTTTGTCCTTGATGGTGTCCTTACTGCTGCCAGTTTGCTATCATAAAAACCGAATTCACAGATATCATTCGCAGAAGCAGTAAACGAAAGTACACACTGAATTAAGTATTTTCTACTAATTGCAGCATCGTTTGTTAATCTGTTATTTGAATGCGTGTATTTAGAGTTATCCGCACTTGCCGTAGTAGTGCCAGAAACCTTAAAAAAGTCAGTAGTATTGCTTATAGTTGTAGCAGTGGTGTTACCTTGCATATATAACTGTCCATTTACTGCCGTGTTGGTTATTCCTACACAGTTAATAAACAAAGATTTATTAGAAGTTTGGTCTACTCCACTAATATAAGTACCTCCACCACTGAAGTTAACCGTATCTAAAATGTATCTCTCATTCGATATGGTAGCAGAAGCTGAAACATTGATAGATGTCTCACCACTTAGCGTAACAAAAGACGAATATATAATCCTAAAACGCCTTGAAATAGTACAAGTAGAAGCAATAATGATGGCAGTAGTAGCAGAGTAATTATCAAATAGGCATTGTGTAAATCCTACCGTGCCTATAGTTCCGTCTAAGGTCATTCCTCCACTATTTAAAAACGCACTATCTTGCATAATAAAGTTAGTGTAGTCTTTAATAGTTCCAATACAATTCTCAGAAGAGCCTCCTAAAATAGTAGTATTCTGTCCACATACTAATCTATCCCCTGTAAGGTCTACCTCATCAGTAAAGAAATAAGTAACTCCCGCAGCCAATGTAATAACTCCAGCAGATGGTGTAGGCAAGTCAGATTTTTGAGTTACAAATACAAGATTGCTTACTGCTACAGGTGGTGCTAAAGAAGTGTTTAAGTATGTTATAAAATCCGATACTGATATCTTCTCTGCATTACCACTTGAATTCTCAACATACAATCCATCAGTATTATCTAAAGATGTGACATCTGTATATCTTATGAAATAAGGAATTTTCATTAAGCGTCTTTAAGAATTTCTTTTAGCTTCTCAATTAATTCATCTTCATTTTGTGGCTCAGTAACTGCAGAAATAAGGCTCATTTCGTATTTATCTGCAAAGTAACCTTCTATAGAAAATCCTTTTACTTTACCTTCTTTTACGTCTTTCCATACCTCATTATTATTTACCTTCATTGAAATCATCCAAGTTCCTACAGGTAAACTGAATCCGTATTTTGCAGATTTATCTTTTTTCTCATCTTCAATAATCCACGATTCTACCACACTCATACCACTCAATTTTTTATCGTGTTCGTATGTAGCGTTATTTTGGTTTGCTCTCATTAAGAATAACTCAGATGCTTTTCTAACCGTGTCTTTACTGAAATAGATATGATACTCTTCGTTCTTGTCGTTACGTCTGTAGATTTGTTTATTAGGAACTAAAGCAGCACCCATTAAGATACGCTTCTCAGTATCTACTTCTTTCAACTCTACTTCGTGTTTATGTAACGCAATAAAATTCTCTTCTATCGCAGGAGAACTAACCACAGAAACGGCATCGATTCCGCTCATCTCATCGTTCTCGTCTATCACTAATTCTATTATCTTATTCATAACCTAATAACTTTATAATTATCCAAACGTTGCGTAATTGATTCTATTTCTATCTAATGACTGAGCAGTCGTTACATCTCCACTTACTACATAGGCTTGTAATGGTTGCCCACCTAATCCTGCCAATGGATTTGTAGCTTGTGCATTTCCTACTATGTTAAAGTTAGGAGTGATTACACCACCACCTCCACCGCCACCACCACTTGGTGCTGCTGAAGCACTAATAGAACCGCTACCTTCAAACTTTTGTGATGCTATTTTAGCTACGTTTCCTAATCCTGCCGCTACCGCTATACCTGCTGCGATAGCACCTCTAATAGGTGATGTTGGGTCAGGCAATGGTAAGAATTGAGATTGATACGCACTAACCGCACTCTGGTAAGTTGTGATTACTGCTGCCGCTATACTTGCTGCCTTTTGTATTTCAAATGCTTTCTTAGCTTGTTTCTCTCCTTTTTTAGCGAATACTTCGGACAAGTCAGATATTAAAGTTAAACCTTGTAGAACTGCTGCATATTTTAATTCTTGAAGTTTAGCTATTCCTTCTTGTTCTCTTGCCCACGCTTCCTCTTGTCTTATTTCATCTGCTTGTTCTGCTGCTAATCGTTCTGCTCGTAAAGCATCCTCCATAGCCTTCTCTTCTTCTGCTGCTTTTGCTGCTGCATCTAACTTTCTTTGGTAGGCTTGTTCTTGTCTAATTTCATCAAGTTCAATCTGCTCTAAATCAAATTTAGCTTTGTCTTCAGCAAGTTCTTTTAGCTTATCATTTGCTTCCTTTTCTGCTGCTACTCGTTTATCGTTTGCTTCTTTAGCTGCTTGTCTACGTGCATCCGCTGCTGCTTTGTCAATAGCTTGTATTTCTAATTTAAATCCTGCTTGTTGATTCTTTAATTCTGCTAAAGCCTTTTTAGATTCTGCTATAGCTTTCATTCCTTCTTCTTCTACTTCTTTAGGGTCAAAGATTAATGAAGCAGTCCAATCCATTACTTGGTCTTGCAAGTTCCAATCCTTACCTAAAAATGCGCCTATCTCGTCTACAGTTTTTAAGAGTAGGTTTATAGGTGCTAAAATGAATTGAAGTATTCCTTTAAGTATCTCTTTGTTTCGCTGCTCGGCTTGTATCTGTGCTTTTAAAGTTTGTTCCTGATTCTTAATAGATATCTCATAAGCCTTTATAGCTTCATCTGTTTGCTTTATTTTAAGCTGAAGTATTTGCTTTTCTGTAAGTCCTTGTAGCTTTAAGATGTTATCTTGAGAATCTAAACTCTCTAATTTTTCTTTCTGTAGGTCTACGTCTTTTTGTGATTTAGCATTTAACGCTTCCTGCTCTGCGCTAACTCCACTAATAGCCTCTTTAATGTCATCCCAATAACTTTTAACGCATCTGCTGCTACTGCTCCTAATTGCTTAAAGCTATCTTTAGCTTCTAACAACCCTTGAACACCTTGAGATAGTGCCATAGCACTCTGTACCTTCAGTAAAGTTTTCTGTAAGTCTTCAGATTCTACACCTACTAAACCCATAGCACCTTCAAAGGCTTGGAATCCATTTAACGCACCACCAATAGAAGCAGATAACGCATTGAATTTTCCATCTGGGTTGAATGAATCTGTTAACGCTTTAGCATCTGCAATAGCATCTTTTAATTGAGCAGCTTTCTTCGCTGCATTTACCGCTTCCTGTGATGTTGCACCAAACTTTGCAGCAAGGTCATTAACTTCGTTCTGCGCTGCTCTTAGTTGGGATTTAAGACTTCCTAACGAGTCACTCTTAACCTCTAGTTCTATTACTTTCTTTTCAGCCATTACTTACGTCTTTTACTCTTTAACTCTCTTTTACCTTGTTTGTATGCTTCACGTGCGCTTGTAGGTATTTTATACTTACCTTTTGCTATGTCTATTAACTCCGTCTTTCCGTAGAAATCGTCTATTTTTAATAACTCTAAAATATTCTTAATCATAAGTCTGATATTACAAATGGATAATCTTGTGTTTCTGTAGTCCCATCAGGGAAATCGTATGTAATTTCTACGTTTAATATCTCTGGTGTTCCTTCCTCGCTTCTTAAATTATTGTAGTCTTCAGTATCTAAGTTATCTCCATCTTCAGTCATCAAGAAATAACCACCATTTGCATTCGCCGGGATGACAAACTGAACGTTTCTATCTGCAAAACCTCTATCGGGAGTTGCTACTATTCCTGTAGTACCCTCATCTATATTAAATTCAATCGCTCCGTTAGGCATAACTACAGGACTTTTTAAAGTTAATCCTTTCACCTGTAGTTAGGTTTGACTTCATCTCGTTAATCACATAACGCTTATCTCTGATAATAACCCTATCATTTAAACGAATAGATGTAAGTAACGCAAGTGGCAAATAGCACTTTACATATACTAACCTATTCTTTCTAACATAAAGGTTGTTAATGTAGTTTGAGTAGTATGTAGCAAATATGTGGTTATTAATTACTATCTCACGTAAAGAACTTATTTCTGGTCCAAAGTTTAAACTCAAATACTGCCCATTTGCAAACGTATCTTGTCCGAATGGCATATAGTTTGTAATCGTGTCTACGGTAGTTGCATTGTTAAACTTGAAACTACACGCAGTTTGTTCAGCCATATATAACAATATAGGTTTAGGAATGTACTTCCCAAAGTTTCTGTTTATTATATATCCTGCTTGTAAATTAGTTCCTGTGAATTTAGAATGTAGTAAATTCTCAAATGGTGATTCTACTAAATATTCCGTTCCATCATAATCAAAAGTTTGCTCTAAGTCTCCGTACTCTCTTCCGAAAGTATCTGCAAATCCTGTATTAATAAATGATTCCGACTTTTGGTATTTAAATGAAATCTTTTTATATAACGGCACTCGTTGAATATCAATACTATCAATATCCGTATGTGGTGTGATATCTACAATTCTTCCTTTTGCATACCAATCTTCTAACGGCATTAATTCAAACGATGTAGGACTTAAAGGTGCTATAGTTAAATTAAACTCTTTTAGCACTCCTTTTACAAAATCCGACACGGTCATATCAGGAATGTTATTCCCTATATCCAAATCAGCTACTAAAGCAAGTGTTGAAGTTATAGCGTTAAATATGAGTAATGTATAAATCTGTACGAAAACTCCACCTCCACTATCATACCACTCAGTACGATACTGATTGTAGTATACGTCTATTTTAATATTTATAGCTGCATTTGCTCTTACCACAAAGTAGAATACATTGTTTAATCCTACATCATTGCTATAGGTTAAAGTGTCAATACTTCCTGTACCTTGTGCTTGTAAAGTGGTTTCTAAAACTCCGTTATTATATACGTCAATGTAATAAGTTGCACTTGGGTTAGAAACAGATGAACAAACTAAATTAATATTGTGAGTTCCTACCGCAGGATTTAAATCCTCGTCATCGTAAACTATCAGTAAGGTATCTTCTACGGTATTAAAGCAGTCTCTTGCTACAAATCCTGTAGTATCAAAACCACTATAGGAAGTAAAATCTATTCTTTGCGGCTCAGTTTGAAAACCAAATGTCTCGCTATTCTTTAAATATAAAAATGCGTTGTCAAATCTTGCATCTGTTAAGAACGCTCCTTGAAAGTCTACCCCATATTGAGATTCTATAGCATCAAATACTCTTCTGATTTTTAGCGCAGGAAATAATTCATAATAGTTCATTCGTGTTCCTGTAACACTTATATCCGTACTTGTTGCATCTCCATAAGTCCAAATACGCTCAGAAGTAATCAAAGGGTATCTAACATCGTAATCCGTAGTATTTGTGATTCGTGCTTGAATTTCTGCACCAGAGTATTCGTGTGTGTAAGGAGAGAAATCTAATACCGCTAATTTACATTCCCTTTTTTAAGTTCGCCTTTTCGAGTTGTATCTTTCCTGTTCTAAATAGAACTAAGTCTATCTCTATCTTCGCATCTCTTCGCAGTTGGTAGTCTAAAGTAGAATCTACATCCGTTTGGTAGAAGTGCTGAAATATCTGATTATTTATAGGTGATGCAGGTACGGTAAAAGATTGTGAGAAATCTGTAAATACTTTAGCAATATCTTGTACGTTCTGTACTGAACTTGTAATCTGAATTTGTTCATCGTCAAATAACTCTAACTTTTGATTCTCTATATATACTTGTACCTTTCTCATTACAATACTGTGTTATTTATATCGTATGCGTATTCAAAGTCTAATTGGTAGTTTATCATCTTCGTGTTTATCTCCTTGAACATCTCCATAGAATTCGTGGTTAGCTTCACAGGAGAGTTGTTTAAAAGGATTCTCTCGCTCATCATTAACTGCCTAATCACTTCCGCATAGCTATCGTCTCTCCAGTCAGAATTAACTTGTATCGTCTCTAACATTACTGAGTTAAAAACTTTGCGTTGTCCTTCTAATATATCGTAGTTATATAGTGTATCCTGCATTAAGTTGTAAGTAGTATTGGTTGTAGATACCGTGTTTTTAGATGCCTTAAAGAAAAACTCACGCTGCCATCCACCATACTTATTAATGAAGTCTATTACTACAGGTGTATACTTACATTCTACAATAGGTTTAAATGTAGCCTCCCATAGAACGTTATCAGAACCATCTAAAACCTGCATTATATTTCCATTGTCGTAATAATTTAAATATACTCTATAAGCATTACGCATTCCTGTAGTTATAGAAGTATTCGTAAATGTGTTACCAGTATTTAATTCCGTGTATTTTACTTTATGTCCGCTCTCTATATTTATAGTTACTGCTCCTGCTCTTTTCAGTGGTGTATATAATAAATCTACCGAAGAATCATACTCATAAGAATAAGTTCCTTCATCTAAAAGAACGTTTCCTAAATCTGGATTCATTCCTTCGGTGTAAGTTCCGTAACCATCAAACGCTTTGTAAGTCGTAGAGCTAACAAGGACAAATGAGGAAGTCACTTTTTTATACGTATCTACCTTTACATTGCAATAGTCATCATCAAATAAAACTTGATTTAAGTTACTATAGTTATTCTGAAAAGATTGATGCGAAATAAACTCTTTGATATACGGAGAAATATTGTATAGCGTTTCTATATCTGTAGGTGCAGGGATTAACTTACTCAAAGTATAAGTTGGGGATGCAGGTGCCGAACCTGTGCCATTCCAAAGGTATAATTTTACTTGTGTTTCTATTTGTGATGCTTCTGCGATTCTCACAATAAATGGAGAACGTGCAAAGATTCTATTATCAGCCATTAGTCTTAGGTTGTTTTATTATGTCGTTAAATGCTTTCATTCCTTCTAATCCGTATTTTTCTATCAATACGTCAGGAAGATTCTTATATGCTGCCTCAAATGGCTTAGTAAAAAATAAACTTGGTTTAACACCTTTTGAGTATATGCTTCTTGTGATTAACCACGCAGTAGATTTGTAACTCATAAACTTACCACTCTTTCTGTCTTTAAATTGGATTCGTCTTTGTGTAACCCATTTCTCCATAGCTGCCGTTAAGCCGCCTTTCTTACCTGTACCGCTTCCAAATCTAAACGGAGATTGTGGTGCTTTACTTGCACTCTTCTTACCTTTAACTCCTTGGTCTTGATATGCTCCGTATTCTTCCATATCGAAGTACATACCTATGGAATTAGGGAATACTTTTACATCTCCACTGATAGAGTTGTATAGCTTCTTACTAACGTTCTTATCCTTATTGGTAAGGTTACGTTTAGCTTGTGCTACTACGTGGTCTCTAAAGCGTTCTAAAGCCTTTTGTACTTCGTCTTTCTGCATTAATCACGTATAACATTAAGCGTTAAAGTTCCATCACAAGCAAATGCGTTATAGGCTTCTAATGTCATCTCCATTCTTACTCTACCATCTCCATTATCATAACAAATTCCATAATCTAAAAACGTAGCTTGTTCTTGTACAGGTGGCACTTGATTAAACATAGCAATTAAATCCGTTAGGTTTTGCTCGTCTGTTCCGTAGGAAGCATCTAAGAATTCTCCATCACATAAATATTGAATCGAGTTATATCTCGGTCTTACAGGGTTCTCAGGGTCAAAATCTACTACTTGGCTATAAACTGAAACCGTATTAACATTATCACAGATGCTCATTTGATTAGGTACTAATACATCGAATGTCATTGTCCACCCTGCTAATAAATTCTCAAAGCGTTCTGTAAATGGTTCGCAACTTGGGTTACCATCTACTTGAAATAATTCAGTATATAATGTGCCTCGTCTCATTACTTCATATACTCGTTGAAGAACTGCTAACTGAGTATTCAATACATCTTGCTCGTTATCGTTGCCTGTAAATACATCTGTAGTTTCGTCTTTTGATATATCGACAATATCCATAGCAATGATGCTAACGTTAAACCTCATCACGTTTTCCTCAAACGATGCCGAGTTAACCATAATGTGAGACAAAGGAAATATAGTCTGTTTAGCTAAGTCAACATTAAAGATGCTGCCCTCTGTAACTGAATTAACAAACGGAGAACTATTTAACTCCGCTTTCAATGTATCTATGATTGTGTAGAATCCTACCATTTTTGTTGTTGCTTTTTAATTTGTCTAATTTCTATTTCCGTCTTTTGCTTCTCAAATGTTAGTAAGGTCAAACACTTAACCAATGGTTCTCTGGTAACTGCGTCAAATCGTGTAACGTCTCCTTTAGCGAGTGCATATATGCTTTGATACCAACCCCATTGTTTTCCAAATTGAGTTTGCTCTGAATAGTCGTTAAGTCCATCCCCTTCATCTCCTTCTCCAAATAGTCCATCAAAGCCGTCAACAATTCGCTTCCTAAAGTCCAAAAAAAAACCGAAGCACCAAACACTACATTCA